GTGTGGTCGCTGCTGATCCCTTGACTTCAGTTAATGAGTACAAGGATCTGGGCGTGTATCTCGTAATCGATGAGCCTGAATATGGGTTCACCGACGCAGAGATAGACTATGTTGTTCAGGCTTTAGCAGCCTGGTTAACCACTGCCAATGTCACTAAGGTGTGCGGAAATGAGCACTAAGCTCACTACGCCGTTATATCAACCCTATGATCTTAGTAGGGCTCTGATGTATCTAACCCCAGTGCAAAGGGAGGTATTTATGAAACAGCTTATTTGGACAGCCGTGTTTCAGGTCATTGACCTGTTGCAAGTGCTGTTTAAAGAGTATGTGCTAGATAAGTCCGGCTTCGATACCGCGGCAGTTGACCGCGATAAAACTGCACTGAAAGGTGCAGCGAAGTCGAAAACTGTTTAGCACGTACGTGCTGCTCCAAGGGCGAGCCCAACAGGGCTTGCCCTTTACCTCCGTGGTGGTTATCGGTACGCGTTTGCCCCCGTTAATATCAGAAAACGGGGGAGGCTCACAGCTGTAGCTAGATGGCTACCTCCTGATTCGGAGGAACCATGAAAAGCTACGAAAGTGACCTTCTAGAGTTGGCCGCATGCATTTATAGTGATGCAGTGGCCAAGTGCTCTGGCGTAACACTCAACGACCGCGATCTAAAAACAATGCGATCGCGGGTCAAACACGAGGGGCTATCTTTTCTAACGATAACCCTCCCTACTTTTGGTAAAGAGCTTGATATTTCGCTCTCCCTAGGTAGGATTGATCCAACCTTCTTCAGATCTTTCAAAAAGAAGGGGAAGGCCCCTGCATTTCTGCAGGGTTTCTTCGATCATGTGTTTGATGAGACAGGAAGGATTCTAGATGAACCAAGTGTTGAAGCTGTTGAGGGAATACGACAAATTGCGTATGCCTTCAAAAAGCTCAAAGTCGCTTGCTCGGCCCGAAGGGTCAGGCAGGCGATCACAAAGTTCAGCCAGTCTGAGCATGTCTTTCAGGAGCCCATTGTTCCAGTTGACCTTCAAGATTTTCTTAGGGTCAGCCGTTGTCTTTGGTCTGCTGTATTTGGTGGCAAAGATGTACTTGCCACTTGCAGACCTAAACACGGTCCTGGAGCAACTGCTGAAAAGCTTAGCGGAAACGCTAAATACTTGATGCAGAAATGGCACGATCGCCTGGAAAGTTCCTTTCCGGTTTTAGACTATGCGTTCGCAAACGCAGACGCACGGTTTTCGCCGGAATTCCAGGATGTTTCGATCGTTGCGGAGGCTGAAGAACAACCCGTAAGGGTCATTCCAGTCCCCAAAACACTGAAGACACCCAGGATAATTGCGATAGAGCCTGTATGTATGCAATATACACAGCAAGCTCTGTCCGAGCAGATTATAAAACTGCTCGAGTCGCATCGGTTCACTGCAGGTCACGTTAATTTCCGTGATCAGTCGGTTAATCGGTGCAAAGCAATTGTCTCGTCGCACGATTGCAAGCTAGCAACGCTAGACTTGTCTTCCGCAAGCGACCTCGTACCATACGAGCTCGCTATCCGCATGTTCGACAGCAACCCTGATCTACAGGAAGCTGTTTCTGCATGCAGATCGACGAGGGCCGAACTCCCAAGTGGTGAGATTTTACCACTCAGAAAGTTCGCGTCCATGGGCAGTGCTCTCTGCTTCCCAATTGAGGCCATGTACTTCTACACTTGCTGTGTAGCGGCCTTGATCAAGAAGCGGAACCTTCCCGTGACGTACCCGGCCATAGAACAAGTGGTCGAGCACGTCTACGTCTATGGGGATGATATCATTGTCCCCACGGACGAGTCAGATGTTGTCATCGATACCTTGCATAAGTACTACTGCAAGGTAAATGTACGCAAATCTTTCACGAGTGGTAATTTTCGTGAAAGTTGCGGAATGGATGCATTCTTGGGCGAGGAAGTTACACCAACCTACGTCCGAGAGCTGCCTCCCGATGACAAGCGGAGCTCCAAAGCTCTTGTGTCCTGGATCTCGACCTCTAACCTCTTTTATAAAAGGGGCTATTGGAAGAGTAGCTCTTGGCTAGTAGATCGCCTCGAGCGGATTATGGGTGTACTGCCCATAGTCGGACCCAAAAGCAGCGGTTTAGGCAAGGTTTCCTACCAGAACGCTGTTTCCATCGAGAGATGGGGAAAGCGTTACCATCGCCCTGAGGTACGGGCATGGACAGCCACGCCTGTTTACAGGCATGACGATCTGGATGGTTACCCCGCCTTACTCAAGTGTCTCTTGACCTTGGAAAGGGGTGACAAATCCCTAACTTCGGAGGAGAGATACGCGACGAGTCTAGAAGGCTTAAGAGACCAAGTCTCATTGCCTAAGGACCCGAAGCACCTTGAGCGCTCTGCGCGGCACGGCGCCGTTGCACTAAAACGCCGTTGGGTTGCACCTTACTAATGTATGGTGCTTTTCGGGGTTGAAACACCCCGGCGGGAGTACAGGG